GGATTCCTAAAGATGCATTATGTACCATAAGTTGGTGAGCTTTATTTAATTCTCTTTGTTTTCCTATAAGTGGAGATACTGCTGATATTGGTAGTGGAGTTCCTGTCCATTTATAATGAAATGGAACTATAGGATATTCTTTTAACGGTAAAAAGCTTTCATCTAACTTTTTATCTCCCACTACTCTAGTCATTTTAACTCTATTCTCTCTAAATCCAATAGCATCTACTATCCTATCTTTAATATCTGTTTCAGATTCTAGAATTAAATCAAATTCTTTTTTAGAAAATACTTGATTTTCAACTTGTTGATTTTCTTCTTGCAATTTATTTGTTACTTCTATTTCAAAAGATTTTAACTGATTAGCTATCATCTCTTGTTCTTTTTTCATTTCTAATTGCATTCTTTCAGGAAGCATTTCTCCAGCTTCAACAGCTTGCTGCATTTGCAATGACTTTTCTTTAAAAGCAACAGTCATTTCTTCTTCCATTCTTTTTACTTCAATTTTTGCTTGTTCAACTATTTGTCTTTGAGTTCTTTCGTCAGGCAAAACTCTTAAAAAGACATTCATATATTCTACTTTTTCTTTTTCATATAATTCAAAATACTCAATTAATTTATCTTCTTCTTTTTCGTGTATTGAATCATTTAAAGCCATATCTTTATAATTAAAATCTTTTTGTTCTATATCGGTGGCTTTTTCTGAATACGCTATAAACGAAGTATCGTTTGATTCAGCATTCATTATTTTTCTTTTTGCAAAAGGGAATTTATTGACTAGATGACCTTTAGGTAATACTTTTCTTATCATTATATAAGAAGCATCTCTAAATAATATATCTCTAGATTTTTCATCAACAAATATATCAAAAGGGTCTGGTTGTGTAATAACTACTTCACCCATTCCTTGGTCGGCATCAGGGTCTACAGTAACCATCATAAAACCTAATGACTTTGTTATACAATCATTTATTGCGTTACTATATAAAACTTCTCCATGAGAATTATACCATATGTAATCAGCTATATCAGAAAACATAGAAGCAACATCTATATCATCCCCTTGAGCACCTACTGCTTGCCATCTAGGAGTTTTAGCTGTAGCATAAAAATTAAGCATTTCGACTACAGGTATTATTCTATTAATAGTAAAAGTAGGCATACCTTGCTCTTCTAAGGAACGTTTTTCTCCTTCTGAAATTTGATTATCATTAGCAAAATCAAATCCTTTTTGATTTATATGTTCCCATTGAGTTCGTTGTGTAGTTTTAGCAGAATTAAAATAATTCTGTACTTTTTGAACTGCCTTATCTATTTTTGCCATTAAAATTCCTTATGGTATTTAGCATCTTAATATAATAAAGTTTACCAGTCTTCTTCTACTGTTTTTTTCTGAAGCCATTTCTTTTTTAATCCATTGTCTTCTAACATACATATTATCTCGACAATAGCTTTATAACTTCTATTTATTTCACTTATTTTAATTTGAGTTTCTTTTTGTGCATTTATAAGACCAATAACTATATTTCTAAAGTCTTTATCTATCATATCTTCTAATCGTTCAAAAGATTCTCGTAATTCTTTTTGTAGTTCGTTTTGTATCCAGTTATTTTGTTTCCAAATAAAAAAACCAAATGCAATACTCATAGCAACTGGAACTCCAAACGTTTCTATTAATGCAAGTATATCCACTATGCAACTATCCAGCTTTTAGCAGTTGGTTTCTTTCTATAAAACTTTTGTTTTTCTTCTACTATATTTATAATAGGTCTTGAAAATTTACATGCGTATGCAAGTGCATCTATAGTATCATCATGACTCATACGTGGTCCAAATGTAATAATTTCATGAAACAAATCATGATGGTCTTTTTTAATATGTATTTGTCCAATTGAAAAACGTTGTGCCAGTACTTCTTGTATTCTATCTCTTTTGGACATTCTGTTTCCTGGTTTTTCTTCTTTCCATCTGACATTAAAATTATTTCTTCTTCTAGCTTCTGCTCTTAATGCTTGAAATATAGGTTTACTCATTGCAGTATCTTCTACTGTAAATAATGTAGGATGATATTGCTTTTCTATTTGATACATATAATCTACAATACCTAGTTTATCTTCTCCTGGAATACCTAAAACAGGGATGCCCCTTTTCTTTATGTAATCAATTACATATATATTATTATTCATATCAACAGCAATAGTTAATAATACGCTATAATCTGCTTCTCGTCTTGCACTATCTGTTGCTGGGTCTACGCCTACAAATATATTTACAGGTTCAATGTCTTTTCCGTCTATACTTAAATAAGAAATATTTGCTTCAGCATCATAACTATAAGAACCTTCCCAATATTTTATATGCTTACGAGTAAACATTGCATCTTCTTCGCTTTGTACTTCCATCATATACTCTTGATAAAATTTTGATGGTTGTCCTGAATCAGCATAGAACTTCTTTTTACGCTCCATTTCTTTAGTTCCAAACCAGGAGTCCCAAAGCATTACACCATTTTCATCTATGGCTTTTTTGCAAATAATGTCCCAAGAAAACTTACTGCTCTCTTTTTTAGATTTATCATAATTAACGATAAGATTATTAATAAAAGAATCAAAGTGAACAGGAGTTCCATTAATACGTAACCTACCAGTATGAGGCTCAAGTGCAGGGAATACCACAGCAGTGATAAGATTCGAATTTTTTGCTCTGGCTTCTGCTGTGATAGTATTGTTTTCATCTTCGAAGTCATCGAGGATGATAAGGTCATATCTTTTATGTAGTTTTGCACCCCCTCTAATCCCTGAGATATTCGATTTCGAAATAAGTTTACATCCATTTTGTAATTCAATGTCTACCTCCGTCCATTTACTTCCTTTTTGATTACCAAAAAAATAGGTAATACGTTCATTAAATTCTAAATGATATTTAATATAATCCATATTACCTGATGCTAATTTAGCAGTAGCTGATACCCAGCCATAAAACAGAGGCTCGGATGAGAACAAGAAGCTGCGGAGTATATCGCATTTGGTGAGTACGGTCTTACCATGACCACGTGGGAGTATGATAGCCACCTGTTTTTTGTCTATATTGCTTATGGTATCAGCTACTTCATAATGAAAAGGAGGTGTTTCACTCCTTAAGAAATCGTCTGGAAGAAATAACTTCCCGAAAGATATCATATCTTTTTTAGCTAATTCTAATGCTTCTTCTTGTTTTGATACGTCATTAAAATTAATATTAGCCATATACTAATTACCTCTTCTATCATCTACCAAAGTATATTTTCTTGCATATATAAAGAACAATAATTAATGCACCTATAGTAATGACATCTACACTATGGTTGCCGCTATCACTTTCAATAGCCCCAAAAGGAGTTTCTAGTCTTACAGATTCAACTTTATTTCTTTCCATCTGTCAATTCTTTTCGTTCAGCAACTTCTAGCATATCATTTGTAAATCCTTGGAATACAGCACCTGTTACTTGATGTGTTTTAGTTGTGCTTTTTTCTTCTAAGTCAAGTATATCAGCTAGTTTAAATAATGCTTTAAGTCTTGTATCAGCCTTATCAGCAGATAATGCCTCAGCTTTAATACCACTTAATACTAATCTATCGTCTATACCTAACTCTTCCATTACAGGCTTAAGTTCTTCTTTCATAGCAGTCCTTACCCTTTGTGTTTTAAATAAATTATACGCTTTTACCTTTGCATAACTAGGGTTATTCGTAGGAAAAGCTTTTAAATAAGCATCTACAGGTTTCATCTTTTGCTGTAAATACGTAACAAATAAATGCTCATTAGTTGTTAATTCTTTTCGTTGTTCTACTACTTCTGACGGAGTAGTGCTTCCTCCAAATGAATATATATTAGTTCTTTTCTTCGTATCCATATTTATAGAGTTCTTACAAATAAATGTTCCAGTACAAGTACCTACATAATTAAGCTCTCTATCTCTTTGAAGCATTTTACCTTTTCTAAGAATCTGAATAATGCAATCATCATCAGTCTTTACCCAGTCACCTATTTTAGATGTACGCCAATTATCTTTAGGTATTATATGAGAAGGCAATACATCATCTTTATCGTAGACAACATGCTCTATTTTTCTTATTAAATATACTCTCATTAGTTTTCTTCTATGTCGTATACATCTTTTATCATTTCCATATCTTCAGAAGTAATAAACTTGGTATAGTCTTTATCTATATAATTTGGAGTAATAGGGGTAAAGTCTACTTCATCGTCAAAACCTTCAGCTATATACTCTACTTCATCAGTATCTGGATTGTATGTTATCTCTAATGTATAAGTAACTTTATTATTTTTATCTTTAGACATATACTAAATATAAACAATGCGAACACTATTTCCTAATAGTGTGAGCCAGGCGTAGGTGTCCCTGAGCAGAAAAGATATTTAATTTTAAACTTCCTCTTTAGCCAGTACACTAGATTCCTACTTTCAGTAAACCAAGCTTATTTAGTCTCCTACGGACATTCTCATTCTCATCTTGCCTTCATAGAGTAGGTTTCATCGACCCATACTAAGATTTATATTAAAACAATTTACGAGACTATTGGGGACAAACCTCTTTATCCTATATGGAGAGTAAACCCAACTTCTGACCCTCGAGGTAGAACCATTGCAGGGGTGCCTAAAGGGTGATAATATGTTATATATTGTCTCATGAACCAAATAATATACTATACCTACTATTACAAATACAAGGGCAAGTTTTAAAAATTGATACATTTTGTTATTCAGCTATATTTACTAGGTACACCCCCCCAAGTAGTTTTTTCAAATAGCGATTTTCGTTATTTTCAATTCCAAACAAATCCCAACAAGGGAAAGGAGAAACAATGAAGTTTGCAGACAATATATTAGGCTATGGAAACAAGAGATTCATTGAAGTATATTTCAGAGGTTTCAAGAATGATACCTTTGGCTACTCTTCAGCTCAACCAGCAAAGAAAGTTTCAGTATTTGCTCAAGGCTCTGGTAGACTATCTTTACTTCAACCAAATCAAGATACTACCAAAGTATCTATCAAGAAGACTTTAGTTACTATCTTTCTTGATGATGTAGATGCTGATACAGCTCTTGATTATGAAGATGAAGATTTGGCTACAGCTTACTGGGATAGAGAATCTCAAGAAGTTATCACCAAAGCTCAGATGAATGACATCGTTGAGATAGATGATAGTGTTGATGAATCTGATATTTCCTCAGTTACCGCACAATAGCCTTCCAATTAGCATAGGGATGTATCCTAGTGATGCATCTCTATAGCTATCTTCATTATCTCACTTCGTTCGTATGTATTTTTATTATTCACACCTTAAAACGTTTTATTAGGTATAAACATTACACAAACAACACAGGAGTACAACGCTATGGATTTCTTTGATAAATGGGGCAAATACGCTCCTATAGTAGTACAAATATTAATGACTATACTTGTAGTCAATCATTGGTATCGTGGTCTACACTACGAGCCTCTAATAGTTATATGGATAGTTCTGCTAGGTATGAGTATCAGTCCTATCCTAGATATAATCTACGGTAACGATAAAAACTAACTACATCGTATGATGATGTTCAGTCCAATCATACTGTGACTGGCCTGATACAAGGTGATAGCATAAGCGTTAAGCAGTCTATTGCCTTGTTATTAGGATAACCTAGGAGGAAATAAAGATGAGAGATTATGACAACAATGGTAATAGAATAACACCATATCGTAGTGTTCACGTTAATAGAGCTGATAGAGTATCATTAGCTAGAACTGGTAGTAATAGACATCAGTATCGTGATAACAATGGTTTCTACCATTTAAGATAAAAGTTTAATCTCACCATATATACTATTGTACTTGGTGGTTATAGAGATTTAAAACTAACGCGGAGAGGAGTAATGGTTGCTCGCTTGGCTCATAACCAAGAGGTAGCAGGTTCGATTCCTGCCTCCGCAACTAAATGGTTGTATCTGGCGTGATACATTAAATAGGAGCGTATTCCAGCCATCAGCCAAGGTCGATTGAAATCGTGCCTTAATATAAATAGGAATAACACGTAAGATTCAGTGATAGAAAACTTTACCGAGTGTAACGAACGGGGACGAACCCTTATAGTTCCTCAATATGGTAGTTGTTCTAGAATGTCTTGGCTTAAATAATTATAATTCTATCTTATTCATATTCACTATTATTAAATAGGAGGATATATATGGATAGATATTGTTAGTGAGGTAGTGGTGTAAAGGTAGCTCCTTTATACTATTACATTTGTGAAACCTGTGAACCATAAAAGAAGGACGTGGTCAGGTATTGTGACAGACGTTGTAGTCGCTAGCTTATCAAATGGTAAGTAGCAGTCTAATCAACGTCATAAGTAGTAGGGTAGTAATACATAAAGAGAAGAGTCTTTCTCGCTTGGGTCTACATAAACACTGTTTCAGCGACAGGTAGGCCATTTAATCATTAACCTATGATAGGTAATACCAATGTATCTATAATCGCAACGTGTAGATATGAGGTATAAGACGACAGTCTAATGATGAAACAAGTGAACGCTGTACTACATGCTTGCGGGTATCTTCAAATCCCGTCACAGCTCACTAACATGTAAATTAGGGACTACAACCTTAATGAGAACGACAAACAATCCTGCAAAGTGATAGAGATATCCATAATGTTTGATTTAAGGATGCAGGGTAGTCCCAAATATTTAATAACAAGGAGACAGAACAAATGAAAGATGCAATAATAGTAGATATCGATGGGACAGCAGCTCTTGGTATCGGTGACCATAGGAAAGCTTATGAGTATGCTTATGTAGGTGATGACTTACCTAACTCTGCTGTATTTATAAATATATTCTCATTCTGGGCTTTATTTCCAAACAGTGAGGTAATATTTCTATCAGGTAGAGAGAATGTAACATTTCCTGGTAGGTCAGAGCGTAAAGATAAATCATATCGTGTTGGTAAGTTTCAAGGTAAAGAATATCCTGATTGTAAAAGTCTTACTGAAGCTTGGTTAAACCATTATATGAATGAATATCATAATATAGTGGAAGGTGAATTTATGGGCTTGGGAGGTAATTACAGTCTACATATGAGAGCAGCTAATGACTATCGTAAAGATGATGAATTAAAGTTTGATTTCTATAAAAAATATGTTAAAGATAAATACTTTATACATTATGTCATTGATGATAGGAATCAAGTTGTAGATATGTGGCGTAGAATAGGATTAACTTGTTTCCAAGTAGCACCTGGAGATTTTTAATATTCTGATAGACTAATGGTGCGTGGGTGAACGTCAAGGAGCGACTAGTAGCCCAACAATTTAAATAAGGAGCGAACAAATGAGTATCTATGATGATATAGTTAGAGAACTAAGAGAGACAGCTAGAATAATATTAAATCGTATCGAGAATATAGAAAAGAAACTTGGTATTGATGTTAATAAAATAGATAAGGAGGACAGAAATGGCTAGAGAAATAGATGTAACAGGTATGTTAGCAGTCGGTAATGGTGAGCCATGTCCTTTTTGTGTGCAAGAAGACAATAGATATGTTGATGATATATTTATCAATCAACCTGACAATAATCTTATGGAACATATGATAAATGAACATCCATCCGAGCTAAATAAGGCGTTGTTAAAAGAACCTCCTCCTAAGCCATGGTTAGAACAACCCTTTCAAGCTCTTATCACTAAAGTATTTGTAGAACTAAAAGAAATAAATAATGAACGTGTTAATGAAGAAAGATATACTGAAATTATGCACGCTATTTATTGTGATTTAAAGGAGTACTTTGGAGGATGAGAGCAAGCGAGTTTATTCATTATATAAACCGTAAAGATGTAGCCCTTGGTAGGAATGTCTCAGATTCTGAGTATACCCACATTTCTATCAAGCAGGCTACTAAACGAGTACGGTATCAATATCAATTAAATTTAAGGAGATTAGACAAATGAGTTATACAGAACTAGCTGATAGTACAGCGATGCTAAAAACAGCGTTACGTTTATTAAAGACAGACGCTGATGATGATATAGAAACATTTAAAAAAGAATTAAAGCAGCAGATAGAAGAAAATGAGCAAGAAATGGATGCTTATGATAATTGGCTAGACCAAAAAGAAATGGAGGCTAAGTATAATGTTGATTGAGGTAACCAAAGACCACATAAAAGATGGTCTTCCAGAAGATGAATGTAATTGTCCTATAGCGTTAGCAATACAAGACGCTGTTGAGCAAAATATGTGTGATAGTTATGAAGTAGACACAAAAAATGTAATAGTTACTGTCTATGATAATGATATAAATGTACACCATCATAATAATAATGCAGAAATGGAATTTATGTTTGGTGTGTCACCTAAAGATAAAGATAAATGGAAAGTAATAAATGATTTTATCCATAAGTTTGATGATGGTTTAAATGTAGAACCATTTAATATAGAAATGGAAATAAATTAAAGCACATTAGCGTGTGCTGTAATAGTTAATGGCACGAATAAAGTACCCATGCAAGTTAAGCGACAGAGTTCCTAGGGCTCTCGGAACACTTCTCACGCACTGCCACAGACCCATTAACAGGAGCTGAATACTACGAGCGAAATCT